TAAAACAGTTATCAAAAACCTTGATGACTTTTTATTAAAACCACTAGGGGAGTCTTACTTCCAGTGGAACATGCAATTCCTAGAAGATGAGTTGGATGTTAAAGGTGATTTAGAAGTTAAAGCTACTGGAACAAATAGCTTGATGCAAAAAGAAGTTAGAAGTCAAAGACTTACTATGTTCTTACAAACTGCACAAAGTCCTGCTATTGCTCCGTTTGTTAAGATTTCTAAACTCGTTAGTGAACTTGCCTACAGCTTAGACTTAGACCCTGATGAAATACTCAACGACCCTGAAGAAGCAGCTATCATGGCACAAATAATAGGAATGCAGAATGCTGGACAAACAAATGGCGAGGAAACTCAACCCGGTGGTGAACAGCCCCCAATGGGAGGACCTCAAGGAGTACCTCAACAACCTCAAGAACTTGGAGCTACAGGCACTGGCGGTGGCAACATCGGAACAGGAAATGTACCGGTTGCAGGGGAGAGTGAGTTCTCTGGTACGGTTGGAGCAACTGGACAAGCAGGTTAAAGAAGCAATTAATAGAAAAGAGGAAATATAATGTCAATGTTAGAAAAACCAGATTATTTAGATTTAGATAAAGACGGTAATAAAACTGAACCAATGAAAAAAGCTGCAGAAGACAGAGAGCCTAAGTATATGGGTGGCATGTACAGAAAGAAAAAAGCTGAAGGTGGGTCAATGGATGACCAAATGTTAATGGTTATGACACCACCAATGGAATCTGAAATGGAACCTGATGGAGAAATGGAAGATAACTACACAAGATTTATAATGGAAGAAGCATTAAGCGAAGAAGAAGAAGATATGCTAACTTCCAAACTAGAACAAGATGAGGAACTATCTATGTTATTTGATAAGATAATAGATGTTGCTCAAGAATTTGCTGGGTCTGGTCCTGTTGAAGGTCCGGGTTCAGGAGTCTCTGACAGTATACCTGCTAGGTTATCTGATGGAGAATTTGTCTTTACTGCAAAAGCTGTAGAAGAAATCGGAGAAGACAGTTTAATGTCTATGATGAAAGAAGCTGAAGCTGCTGCAGATGAAAGACAAGGTTTAGCTGAAGGTGGAATATTAGAGCCTGAGAAAGAACCAGAAAGACAAATGAGTCAGACTGGTATACCTCAAGATGACCCTTCTGTTGATGAAGCATTGACAGAACGTGTTATCAGTGGTGATAAGAGATACATCCAAAGCTAAACAAACTAACGATAAAGCCACCCTATTAGCGTAGGCACTTTATCATTTTAATAACCGAAAGGCTACCTTTACAAACAAGCCCTCTAGTCGACATAGAGCTACCTTGTGAAACAAGCCCTGAGTAGGAGAATAGAAAATGACTAATACAGTCCAACAGGAAGAACAAGCGAATCCTTATAACGCAAAGAAAGATTACCACGTAGAAGATAAACCTTTTACCCCTGCTAATCAATTATATTTTGAAGAGCCTTCTGAAAAGAATAAACTCTTTGATAGTGATGACATTACTGAAGTTAAGTCTACAGATAATGTTAAAACAGAAAATCTGGATACTCCTTATAAGAAACCAGATTATAAAAAAAGATATGATGATTTAAAAAAGCATTACGATAGTAAGCTTAACGAGTTTAAATCTAGAGAACAAGAGTTAATTGAAGAGGCTACTAGTAATAGAACCGAATACAAAGCTCCTAAATCTCCAGAAGAACTAGAAGAGTTTAAAAATAACTATCCTGATGTTTACGAAGTTGTAGAAACCGTTGCTCATATGCAATCGGAGACTAAAGCAAAAGTTCTAGAAGAACGCCTTAGTAAACTCCAAGAACGTGAGAATCAGTTAGTACGACAGAGTGCAGAGAAAAGATTAATGGAAAGACATCCTGATTTTGAAGATATCAGAAATAGCGATGACTTTCATGGTTGGGCAAAAGAACAGCCTAAGTCTATCCAAGACTGGATATACTCAAACGCTTCTGATGCTGACCTAGCTTCACGTGCTTTAGACTTGTTTAAAAAGGATTTTGGAATTGAACCTACAAAGACTGAGTCATCTTCTAAACAGACTAGAAAATCTGCTGCTGATATGGTTTCTACTAAAACAAAAAGTATAGAACCTAATCAACAAAAGGTTTGGTCTGAAAAGGAGATTGCTGCAATGAGTGTTGCTGAATTTGATAAATTTGAAAAAGAGATATCAGATGCAATGCAAGAAGGCAGAATCGTAAAATAACTATTATAACTAAAGGAATATATCATGGCTCAATATTTTGAACCCTCAACTGATACCGATGCAAACTTTGCAAACTCCGTTAGTGGACAAACTAATAGTTTCTTCCTACCTTCCATATACTCTAAGAAAGTTCTTAACTTTTTCAGAAAGGCAAGTGTAGTTGAAGCTATTACTAACACCGACTATGCCGGTGAGATATCTGCTTACGGAGACTCTGTAAAAATCATTGGTGAACCAGTAATCTCTGTATCTGACTATACAAGAGGTTCTGACACAACTGCAACTAAACTAACTGATGCTGAAACAACTCTTGTTGTTGATAGTGCTAAAGCTTTCAAATTCATCGTAGATGATATTGAAACTAAAATGTCACATGTCAACTTCAAAGAAGTAGCTTCATCATCTGCTGCGTATGCTCTTAAAGATGCATATGATGCTGCTGTTCTAGCAACTATGTTTGCTGGATGTTCAGCTTCATCACCTGACCACATTATTGGTTCAGACAGTGCAACTGCTGATGCAACATTAGGACACGCTACTAACTCTGTAGACCTATTAGGTTCAGACGGAACTGGTGTAGATGCAATTGACCTTATGGCAAGATTTGCTAAACTATTAGACGAACAAAATGTACCTGAAGAAGGTAGATGGTTCGTAGCTCCTCCTTCATTCTATGAAGAATTAGCTAAAGCTGACTCTAAGTTAATGTCTGTTGACTTTAACGCTGGACAAGGCTCTATCAGAAATGGCTTAGTATCAAGTGGTAAACTAAGAGGATTTGACATGTACAAATCTAATAACGTTGCTGCTACATCTAACGCTACTGGTAAATGTATGGCTGGTCACATTTCATCAACTGCTACTGCTAATACTATTCTTTCAACTGAAGTGTTGAGAGACCCATCATCATTTGGTGATATAGTAAGAGGCTTACATGTCTATGGTGCGAAAGTACTTAGAGATGATGCTTTATGTAGTGCATTCTATGTAATTGACTAATTGTCACTCGGGGGGTCTTAATTGACCCTCCACTTTTTAAAGGAGATAAATATGCATTGTGGAAGTAACATGAAAAAACGTAAGAAAAAATCTGCTGGTGGAGAAGTAAGAAGTTCTTATAAAAAAGGTGGACAACCTATGTACAAGAATGGTGAATGTCCAAAAGGAAAACCTTGTTAATATGAAAGTTAAAGCACCAAAAGGACACCATTGGATGAAACAAAAAAATGGTACGTTTAAATTAATGAAACACACAGGTAAGTTTGTAAAACACAAGGGTGCAAGTTTAGAAGCAAACTTTCCAATTCAAAAGGTTCATAAAAAATAATGGCTACAACATATCTTGACATAACAAACGAAGCACTAAGAGAACTTAATGAGATTCCTTTAACGTCTGCAAACTTTGCAAACGCTACAGGTATTCAAAAGTTTGTTAAAGATAGTGTGAACAAATCAATCTTTGATATAGCCAATGAAGAACCACAGTTACCTTTCTTTGCTGCTAATGTCAGTGGAAGTACTGACCCTTTCTATGGGAACGTAACAGTACCTACTGTAGCAGGAACAAGATGGTATACTTTAAAGTCTGATAGTTCTAGTATTACTACAGACTATGCATCAATAGATTGGGATGATTTTTATGTCACAACTATTAACGTATCAGGAGAAACAACACCTTATGTCTCTAAAGGATTAAGATTTTTAACTCTTGCTGATTGGAAAAGATACTATAGAGACAGTGAGAATGCAGATGATGCAGATACTCAAAACCATGGAGAACCACAGTTTGTTATTAAGTCTCCAGATAATAGAAAGTTTGGATTAAGTCCAATACCTGACAAGGTTTATAATGTACACTTTTATGCTTTCGTAAGACCGACTGCATTATCAGCTTATGATGATACAATCACTTTACCAGAGCAATACAGTAATATAATAACAGCTAGAGTTCGTTATTACATTTGGCAGTTTAAAGAAAGCCCACAACAAGCAGCTTTCGCATTGGATGATTATAAGAAAGGTATGAAGTATATGAAATCTAATCTTATGAATCCAGCTCCAAAGTATATGACAGACGATAGAACTTACTTCTAATATATGGCACGTTCACAACCTTATACTGTTGCATGTAGTGGTGGCTTAGTTAAATCAGCTAACTCAATTGATTTGCTTAAAAGCCCCGGAGTTGCAAGAGAACTTAGAAACTTTGAAGTCTCTATAGAGGGTGGTTATAGACGTATTAATGGCTTTACTAAGTTTGGTAGTAATCAACCTTCAGGAAGTGCTACAACTATATTAGGTGTAATGCCTTATGCAGATGGAGTTGTAGTTTGTACAAGTACTAATATATACTTTACACAAGACGGAACTACTTACTTACAGATAAATAAATTATCTCATAGTAGTGGAGATAACTACTCAACCTTTACAGGTAAAAGTGTTACAGCTAGAACTGGACAAGGGCAAATACAATTTGCAATGTTTGAAGGTGCTGCACAAGATTATGGTACAGTAATTATAGCTGATGGAGCTAATAAACCTTTTAGTTTTAGAATGGAAGGTACTGGAGCTTTAAGTGCTAGAACATACTTTACAGAAGAGATAACAGTTACAGGAACTAAATACGCTACTTTTATAACTTCACATGACCATCACTTAATAGCTGCTGGTGTAGAAGATAACGAGAATACAGTTTACTATAGTATTTATAATGACCCATCAGACTTCGGTGGTACTGGAGCAGGTTCAGTAACTATATCAGATAAAGTAGTAGGTGTCAAGGGTTTCCGTACAGATTTATTTATATTTTGTGAAAATAGTATTCATAAACTTATAAACATAAACGATAGTCAAACTGTAGCAGTTGTACCAGTTGCAGAGAACGTAGGTTGTTTAAGCGGTTACAGTATTCAAGAGATTGGTGGTGACTTAATCTTCTTAGCACCAGATGGACTAAGAACAGTTGCTGGTACAGCGAGAATTGGTGACGTTGAGTTAGGTACAGTTAGTAAAGCTATACAGCCTTTAGTAACAAGTTTAGCTGAAAACATAAACAACTACACTATAAGCAGTTTAGTATTGAGAGAAAAATCACAGTACAGATTATTCTATACAGACACAACAGAACCAGCAGCTCAACAAAAAGGAATTATAGGAACATTGAGACCGGAAGGATTTCAGTGGTCAGAGACAAGAGGAATAGAAGTAACAGAAATAGGTTCAGGATTTGATGCGAATGGTGTGGAAAAATATTATCACGGTTCTACTACAGGCTATGTGTATATACACGATTCAGGTAATGATTTTGATGGAACTAACGTCTTAGCAAGATATGCTACACCTGATTATGATTATGGTGATTTAGGAACTTTAAAAACTTTACACTATTTAAAAGTTTCTTCAAGTGCTGAAGGTATTGTAGAACCTGATGTACAAGTTAGATTTGAATATGGTAATACGGATATACCGCAACCTCCTGAACTATTTGACTTAGGAACAATAAATCCTCCATCAATATTTGGTGAAGCTTTATTTAATACTAACGTCTTTGGAGGAGCAGAAAATCCAATGATAAGAGTACCGTTACAGGGAAGTGGAACAAGTAATAATTTTACATTTATAAGTGAGGACAACAAAGCTCCATATACTATTAATGGTTTATATGTAGACTTTATACCTTCAGGCAGGAGATAAAAACAAATGGCAATAACAAAAGTAACAAGAACTCTTTTAAGTACGGGTATTGTAGATAATAGTAATGCGACAGCTATAACTATTGATAGTAGTGAGAATGTTGGAATTGGAACGAGTAGTCCTTCAGAAAAGTTATCAATTTTAGGAGGTCATGTTTCAGTAGGAGATAGTACAGGTGCAAATGGAACAGAGTTTTTATTAGAAGGATATAGAGAAATTTACAATGCAGCTAAATATGGAAACACAAGCATAAGAACAACTTATAGTACAACTACAAATGCTTCTGATATGTTGTTCTATACAGCTTCAGGTGGCACTAATACAGCAGAAGCCATGCGTATTGATGGTTCAGGCAATGTTGGAATTGGAACGAGCGACCCAAAAGAGTTTTGTGATATTAATGGTGGCGGTTTAATTGTACGAGGTGCTTTAACTAACGGAGTTGATAGCGGTAATGGTTTAAGGTTTGAACACACCTCTGATATAGGTCAAATTTATTCATTAGAACCAAATGTGGCTTGGAGAGAACTAAGGTTAAATGCCTCTCAACAAACTTTTTATATCGCTGGTGGCGAAAAAATGCGTATTGATAGTTCAGGCAGGGTAATGGTAAACCAAACAGCAGCTTCAGCAGCTAGTGCTGGTGTTAAAATGCAAGTGAATACTGATATTTTAAGTAGAGGAACATTCGCAGGATATTTTTGGGAAAACAGAAGTGGTATAACTATAGGTTCATTAACTGGATGGGGTGGTTGGTACTCAACTGGAACTTCAGTTCATTCTTTATATAGTGATGGTAATAACATAGTTAGTATTAATCGTTCATCAGGAGCATATACTGCTCTTTCTGATAAAAATAAAAAGAAAGATTTTGAAGATTCAACTGTAGGTTTAACTGAAGTAATGCAACTACAACCAAAAAAATTCAGAATGATAGATGATGCAGATGATGCTCCTAAAAAATTAGGTTTTGTAGCACAAGATGTTGAAAATATAATACCTGAGGCTTATTTTGAAGATACAAATGAAGATGCAAGTGGAGTTGAAAGTACTTTTATTGGACTTACAGACAGACCAATTATTGCTGCTTTAACTAAAGCTATACAAGAGTTGTCCGATAAAGTGGACAATCAACAAACAATAATAGACGATTTAAAAACTAGAATAGAAACATTGGAGAGTGCATAATGGCAGGATATACAAGACAAAGTACATTCGCAGATGGAGATACAATTACTGCTGCTTTATTTAATAACGAATATAATCAGTTAGTAAACGCATTTAGTAATACCTCTGGTCACAGCCATGATGGTACAGCAGCTAGTGGACCAGTTATAGGATTAATTGGTGATGCTGGTGAAACTTCTCCAAACAATAAAGTCTTAATAGACACAACAAATAACTACATAGAATTTTATGTTGAGGTATCTTCAGCACCTGTACAACAATTATACATAGCTGATGGAGCTATTATACCTGTAACAGACAGTGATATAGATTTAGGTACAACAAGTTTAAGATTCAAAGATACATATACAGATACTATTACAACTACAGGTAATGTAGCAGTAGGTGGTAATCTAACAGTTACAGGTACTACAACTTTTAACGGTGGTACAATTACTATGGGTGATGCAGCTACTGATAACGTAGTCTTTGGAGCTGATGTAGACTCTAACATTATCCCAGACGATGATGACAGCTATGACCTTGGTAGTTCTTCACAAGAGTGGAGAAACCTTTACATAGATGGTACTGCAAACATTGACAGCCTTGTAGCTGATACAGCAGACATTAACGGTGGTACTATTGATGGTGCTATTATTGGTGGTTCAAGTGCTGCAGCTATTACAGGTACTACAATTACAGGTACAAGCTTTGTAATTGGTAGTGCTG